TCCACGGACAACATTAACTTTAGTGTTGCTAACGATCCCTATAACTTTTTTGTTAAGTCAGCTCTTACACAGATTGACTCAGATCCGATTGATTTGAACGTGGCTAGTGTCAGACCTGTTACTTTGTCTGATGTGCTGCCTTCTCCTCAAGGTCTGCTGGTGTTCTCTGAGCGTCAACAGTTCCAGGTGTTTACCACCGATGGAAGCACGTTGACTCCTACTTCTACCATTGTTCGTTCACTCTCTAACTATGAGATGAATACGAACATTGCTCCTGTAGATGTTGGTACTACCACTGCATTCGTCAGCAATGTGTCGGGTTACAGCAAGCTGTTTACTCTGCAACTGCGTGACGTTGAACAACCGCCTATCGTGGTTGACATCAGTAAGGTGGTACTTGAGTGGATTCCTGACACTGTGGACAATCTGACGGTTAGCCCGCAGAACTCAGTGATTATGCTGATTGACCGGGATACCTCTTACCTGTATCTCTATCGTTACTACAACAACGGTAAGGAAGACCTCTTCCAAGCGTGGACTAAGTGGCAGCTTCCTGGTACTATCCAGTCTGCTAAGATCCTTAATGACTCTGTTATTGTTATTTCTCAGCACGAGGATGAGTACACCATCGGTTCTATCACCCTTGATGAGATCCCCACAGGAGACGTTGTAGCAGGCGCTAGCACCATTGAGGGTAATCCATGCCTAGACATGGCTACACGCCCCGTATCGCCCAATCCAGGCACCGTAGACGCCGTTGTATACGACTCTACTAACGATCTGACTAAGATCTATGTACCGTTCACTCCATTCCAACAACGGAATGCAATGATGCTTCTGACTGTTCCTACAGCAGATGATGGTACGGCTGCAGAGATTGATGCTGATTCTGGTTACTATGCAACTGCATACGAACGTACAGAAAGTGGTACCAATTTCCGGTACTTTGAAGTAAAAGGTAACTTCACTAACTATGCTGATGGCATTGTTGTTGGTTATCCTTATGACTTTGAAGCAACTATACCTAGGTTCTATTTCCGTAGGGACGCTAACACTACTGATTTTACCGCTGCTTTGACTGTCTCCAGAGCTAAGTTCTCTGTAGGTAGAACAGGTGCAGTGAAGTTTAAACTAAAAGCCCAAGGTTCTAACGAGTGGCGCGATGTTCAACACACTGCAGATGCTGACTACTACTCAGCCGATAGTTCTCCTGTCAAGAGTGAGCGACAGTTTATTGTCCCTATTCATCAACGTAATACTAATTTTGAACTTAAAGTGACAAGTGATTTCCCTTATCCTGTATCGTTGGTGTCGATGATGTGGGAAGGTAACTATACTCCCCGATTCTATAGGAGGTCTTAAGGATGACGGCAACAGATACATCTAAATTGCTTGGAGGTATTGGCGGCGGTCTATCTCTTATTGGCGGAGTTGTCGGTGCCTTCCAAGCAAGCGCAAATAACTCTAGAGCTGCTCAAGCCAGGAACCAAGCTCTTGAAGCATCCCGGCAGAAAGCTAATATGATCAATGCATATAACCTTGAAAGGTTTAATGCTGAGGTTAATGATTACATTGCTGCACGTCAATACCAGTTCGACACTGCTGTTAAACAGTGGCAGTACGACACTGAACTACAAGACTACCGCTATCTTCAGGAAACTAAAAAGTATCAAGGTTCTGTTGATAATTATCAGCAGCAGATTACTTTTAACGACATCGGTGCCCGGATGGCTTACGAGTCACAGCAGGCAACGTTTAACGAATTGTTAGCGTCTTCTGCGTTTGAAGGGGAAGGTGCTCTTATTGAACAGCTTCAAGCTGAAGGTAGGGCTTCTTTGAATCAAGCTGGTGGCTCACGTACCAAGGCTATTCAATCTACTCTTGCAGAGCAAGGTAGGAACGCAGCTATTTTGAGTGCAAGTCTAGTTAGTGGTGAGCGTGAGTATAATCGTGGTATGCGTGATGTTGGTCTGCAACGATACGGTGCCGACATGCAAGCTGCAGCTAATCTTATGATTGAACCTGAACGGTTGCCTGAACTGGTTAGACCTACTATGGCACCTGCACGTACCTTCGTTGCACCAATGGTAGCTATGCCTGAAGCTGTTCCTCCTGCTCAAAAAACTAACCCTCTTATGCCGCTTATTAGTGGCATGGCTTCTGGCTTTATGGGGGCTGCTCCTGCTTTTATGGATTAAACTATGGCACGACGACAGTACACCCCTGGTACAAAAGCTAGGGGTTTTAATGCAGTTCAAGTCAGCAATGCCAATCTTGCTCGATTAGAAGAGGAGGGTAACCGTGTCCTGCAGAATATGCAGGCTCAACGTAATGCTGATTTAGAGAACAGGCAGCGGACTCTTAGTGAGATGCAGTCCAATGCCAATTACACACAAAACGCTCTGGATCGTAATTTCCAGATTGCTTCTAACAATGAAACTGAGCGGCAGAAGCAGATTCAATATGACGAAGCTGAAAGGCAGCGTCGTTTTGAACAAGCCAGCTCTGGTACTGCTAAAATTTTCAAAGATTTATCTACCCTAAGTTTTACTGCTGGTCAAAAATTTAAAGCACTAGGCAAAGAAGAAGACGAAGAGAATTACAAAAAGGGTCTGTATGAAGGTCTAGCTACTGGCGGGGCTATGACCCAAGAGAAACTTCTGTTTCTTGCTAAGCTAAACGATCAGGACTCCTTGTCCTCGCTGCTAGAAAATAATGCAGCTTTGGCAAAAGAAAAAGGCTATGATCCTAATGCTATTGCTCGTGTCTTAAACATGAGTGCTAAGCAGCGTGCTGGTTTCTTCTACGGCGCTATTCAGCAGCAAACAAAAAGTCAGTATAGTGCTTTCTATAATGACCAACTGGCAAATCCAGATAACACTATTCTTGTAAATGGTCAGGAAATTTCCTACAGCCAAGCACTAGGTGAGCCTGGTCAACTTGCTGTGGTCCAACAAGCCATTGCAGATAAGTGGATTAAAACCAACCAATGGCCTGAAAACCATGACATGCTGGGTGGTGCCTACCAAGAAATGGCAGTCGTCCACAATAATGCTCTTACTATTGCTACGTCTCAACAGACTAAAAACCTGAACGCAGACACGTTGCAAAGGTGGGATAATGCTTCTTACACAGACTGGGACCGCTACGGTGGTGAAGCCTTTAGGATGCATAAAAAACTGGAGGGTGCTCCCGCTGCTCATACTTGGCTTAAAAAACAAGCCACTTTGATGAACCCAGACGGAACATTTGTATTAAGTGACGCTCAAGTCAAAAATATTGATGTTTACGGTGAAGGTGCAGTTAAAGGTAAGTACGGTACTTACGATAAAGATTTTGCGGGGCGCTACCTAGAGATTATGAACGCTAGGCAAGACGCTAGGCGTGAGTGGGCAACTAACCAGGCTAACACCGATAAGGCTGAATACAAACAAGAGAGTAAAGCATGGTGGGAAGAGTACCAACGAAACCCAACTGAAGAGACTTTGGCTGCTGCTGAAGAGTCTTTTAGCGATAACCAAGAGGGTCCGCCTGACTGGATTAAACGAGCTAGACAAGGTTTGCAAGGTGGTCAATACATCCAACAACTTAAACTTGCAGCTAAAGATGCAGAACAGCGTGGTATTCTAACACAAGCGCTTGTCACTGAAGTCTTCGGTTACGATCCTGAAGAAGGTAACCGTTTGCAGGCAGCACTGGATAAGCAGAACCCTTTTAATAAAAGTGATGTTTTTAAAGAGCAGCGCAAAGGTCTGACCAGACTTACTAAAAAACCTTCTGCAACTGTACAATTTCCTCAAGACTCTTCCCATACCCTACACGCTTCTCGAATCTTGGGACGTGAGTTTGACGCTCTTGTAAAAGATTTGGCCACTAAGTACGGTGGTGATCAAGCTGCTATTGAAAAGGCTTCAGTTGAAGCAGCAGGTATTTTGGAAGGTAAATTGGCAAAAGATGCTACAAAACCTGATGGAAGGTACTATCGAGAATACAACCCTATTACAGGTTTGTTCACTTTCCCTAATCTAAAAGACCAAAACCTCACCCCTTCTCAAGAAGCTAAAGAAGCAGCCATTCAATTCCAAGACGCTCTCAAGGCTGGCAAACGTAAACAACTTATTAACACTAAGTTTGGTGTCTTGACTGAAGCTGAGTTGACCAAAGAACTGGAAAACTTTAACAAACCAGGCTATGTCCCTAATGTTAAACTTGTTCTAGCATCTGAAGGTGTTGAGGGTGGAATGCCTGCTGTTCTGCGCAAGCAAGCTACTTTAGCTGGCATGTCTGACAAGTTGGGAGACCTGCCTGAGTCCTTACAACGTGTTAGTGCTTACACACCAACTGCTCAAAAACTTCTGACACAATACCTGAACGCAGAAGTATCTACCCGAATCCATGGTTATGAAGGCGGTAAATTGGCTGTTGAGTGGAACCGCCACATTGTTCCTGCTCAACACAGAGACAGCGTGGAGTTACACGCTAAAGAGTTAAACCAGTCCCCCGCAATTCTTTCAGCTGTTCTGGAACAATCCGGCTGGAATCCTAATGCAAGACTTCCATCTGGACGGGCTGGTATTGGACTGCTGTCACCAGAGATGGCACGTGCCCGTGGCATTGATTTAAGCAACGCTGATTCTAGCATCAAAGGCGTTGCAGAATATATGAATGTGTATACCGCTGCCTTTAAGGATCCCATCCTTGCAGCAGGTGCTTTACATTCTAGTCCTGAAATTATGCAGGCTCATTTGCAAGGCGGTAAACCTCTGCCTGCAGAGACTATTAACTATATGCGTAGGGTAGCTAAGTCTTACTACAAATATAGTGGTGATGCTCGTGTGTTAACTAACCCTAATCTTGCTCGTCCTGGTACTCCTTTCCAAGCGGCTAACATAGCTGCAACCTTTGAAGGCATGACTACTAGCGAAGGTCCAGATAAGGGTGAAAACGCTTGTGTCTATGCGATTAACAAAGTACTACGAGCTAGTGGAATCCAGCCACCTTGGGGTGATGACCTATATGTTCCAACTGTAAAAGCAAATCTTGATGCAAGTGCAAAACAGATTTCTGGACCAGTTCCTGGAGCAATCGTTATCATGCAAGATAATGGTAACCCTCCTTATCCACACATCGGCATTGTCCGTAATGATGGGATGATTATCAGTAACAGTAGTTCTGCACGTTCATTTAGCTGGGTAATGTCCCCAGAAGAATATGAAAAGCACTACGGTAAACCTAATCTTTACTACAGATTGAACTAATCATGCCTTATGATCCGAATGGAGTACTTCGGTCAGAAGAAGAGGAACTGCAACTGACTGAAGAAGGTCAGAAACAAGCAGAAGCTCTTCAACGGGCAGCAGAACTAGAGGATGCCCAAGCTGCTGAACAAGTGGCTGGGCAACCTTCTGCTGCAGCTCCCACGGGAGAAACCGAATCAACTCCAACCCCCGCTGCTTCTACGGAAGCGGAAGAAGAATTTGATCCTACAAAAGACTTTTCTTACTACGAAGCCCGTGGCATGAGTAGGAAAGAATGGAATAAGCGAAGGCTTGGCGGTCTCAACGTTGGCAGTGATGTAGAAGGTTTTGCTACTGATCCGCGCTACGCTTGGGAACTGGCTATGTCTGTTCCTACAGGCGGTTTAGACTTTGCTGTAGACATGATTAACATCATTCCTGGTGTTAATCTGCCTAAACTTACTAAATTTGAAAACGAATCAGCACAAGCTATTCGTCAAGTATCCTCTGTAGTTTTGCCTACAATGACCGGCACTGGTGTACTTAGGGCTGGTGGTTTGGCTGCCCAATCACGTGTTGGTTGGAGTCTGGGTAATACTCCTTTCATGAAATTCCTTGGAAATCGTGGAGTGGAGGCGCTTGCCGGTCTTGGTGTTGGTGCTGTTAGCAGTGAGTACGAAGGTGAAAACTTGTTGGGTATGGCTAAGGCTGCCCTTCCTTCGCAATTTGATTTTATTCCTGATGACCTTGCTACGCTAGGTACCGCTGAGGAACCAGACGCAAAACGTAAAAAGAATATTTATGAAGATTTGCTGACTGGTCTTGTTCTAGAGCTTGCAGTAGGTACTGTTCGTCTTAGTAAAGCTTTCCTAGAAACTTCTGGGATTTTGCGTAAAACTAACAGAATGGTTGCTCAATCCGAAGCTTCACAGCAATGGTTAAAAGCAAACGAACCTCCTGCACCTACGACTGTTGAAGAATCCGTTACCTTGGGTATGCTACGCCAAGAGGACGCTTTGGATGAAGTAGGTTACTACGGTATGTCACAAAGCATGGATCTTGATAAACCTATCAGAGGTGTTCATGATTTGTTTGAATACGGTGAACTGGGAGTCCGTACCGTCGATGACTTTGGCGTCGTTGGTGCCAGTATTGACCAAGCTCGAATTGCACGTAATTTAGGTACTGTTGAAGGTCGCCTGGGTAATATTATTTCTGAACCTGCTTTGCAATATGGTTTGCGTGGTGAAGGTAATGTTGACGAAATTGTCCTTGGTTTAGCAGACCAACTCCGTCAGGCTGACCGTATTGGCATGGAAAGTGACGCTGGCTGGAAAGTTACCTTTGACGATCAGATTGATGCCACGATGGATCTGACACATGATTTGTTTGATCCTCGCATGAGTCGTGCTGACATTATGCAGATTATCCAACCTTACCTTAGAGTCAATGACGCTGGCGTCCAAGTTATGGACGAAGCTGGGTTTGGTATGATCTCCAAAGCTCTCCGTAATTTTGGTGAGCAAGTCAGTGCAATGGATGTCTCCAGGGCGCAATCTCTTTTGGCAGGTTCTTTGTCAGGTCGTGTGTCTGACTTGTCCGAAGGCGTTCGTTTGATGGAAGGTACTTCTGCTGTTAAACCTGGGCAAGAGAAAATTATTGATTTGATGCAATATCTTGTACAACTTCAGGGTTCTGCAAGTTATTACAAACACCGTAAGGTGGGTCTCCTTAAACAAATCCAAAACGGTTTTACAAACATTACAGGCTACAATGCTGCTACTATTAGTGAAGCAGATGAGGTAGCTAAAGCTATCTTCCAAAAATCTGAGCAGTTTGGAACTACTCTCCGGGCTATTGCAGAGGTCAACCCTAACCTGATGAAGCAATTCCTGATGGGTTATGAGATGACCGGTGGTCGAATTAGTAGTATTAGTCAGCTAAATGACTACATCTCTGCAATGACGACCAATTTGGGTAAGGCGATTATTGATCCTAATCCTGAAGTTCAAAACAAGCTTCTGGCTGGTATGTGGTCTAACATCTACGCTTCTTACCTGTCAGCATTTAAGACCCCGATTGAAGCACTGTTTGGTAACGTCGGTGGTTTGATTTCTAAACCTACTAGTCACTTTATCGGTGCTGTTATGCACGGTGACTTCAATGCAATCCGTCGTGGCTACATCGCTTATGGTGCCATGAACGAAAGTTTGCGGAGGTCTCTGCCTTACATGGGTGAAATCTTTGCTAAAGCTTCTAAAAACCCTGATTCTGTTTCTGCAATTACTCGTCGTGATTTGTTGCTTCAGCAAGAGCAAGAGCTTGAGCTTCTACGTGAAGTAGCAGATAGTCAAGCCGCTGAAGGCAGTTGGGGTATGCAATACATTGTTCAACAGATTGAAACAATGAATGCCCTTGCTAAAGATCCTAGGATTCGTTTCGGTCCTAATGGTTTGATTGCAACTGACGGATTCACTGGTGCAATGATTGCTCACTCTGAATCCTACACTCGTGCTGTGAATGAGCTGATGGAATCTGGGCTACCTCTTACTAAAGAGAACCTGGCTCCTATCGCTCAAAAAGAATACAACAAAATGTTCGGACCTGACGGTCTGATTAAAGATGAGGCTGTCCGTTGGAGTACTAACGAATTAGCACTTAACTTGGATTCTCCTTTGGTAAATGGTTCTAATGCTTTGTCTCAGCACATGGCATTTATGAAACCGTTCCTTATGTTCCCCACTACGGGTGCTAACAGGATCTCCATGTTTGGTAAATATGCTCCGTGGGCACCTTTCCAAAAGGATGTTAATGAACTAGCATTTACTCCTCTTAAGCAGCTACTTGGTAATGAGCAGTATGTCAATGACCTGCTGTCTAGCCGTGGTTACGATGTTTCCAGTATGACGACGTTGGCTAAGGTCAACAAAATCACCGATCTAAAGTATGAAACTTTGGGACGTAAAGCTATTGGTACCTCTGCAGTGATGGGTGTTGTGTCGTTGTTCGGTGATGATCGCATTACTGGAGATGGGCACTATGATCCTCAAATCCAAAGAGCACGTATACAGCAAGGCTGGAAACCTCGTAGTGTTAAAGGTTTAGATGGTAGATACTACTCTTACAAAGGTTTGGGTGTTTTAGCCGACTGGATTGCATCTACTGTTAATACTATTGATAATTTTGATAGTATTGGTGCACAAGGTATTGAAACTATTCTACCTAAGTTTGCTTTTGTTATTAGTGCTGCTACTACCGACAACACTGGTTTGTCTAGTATTCGTCCTTTGCTTCAAATTGTTAGCGGAGATACTTCTGCTGCCACTCGTTGGGCAGCTGGTTTCCTGAACGGTCTTGGTCCTCTCGCCTCTCAACGTGGTGAGTGGAGCCGTATCTTTGCTGACGGTCTCCGTATTGTAGACGAAGACGTTTACAGCTACGGTAAGAATCTTAACCGATTTGCTGCTGAAATTGATCCTAAGACTGCAGATCCATTTATCTACAGTCCTGTAAGTGGTAAGAAAGTGAATAGCTATGGTTTCCTGCAACGTGTATGGAATGCTTATATGCCATTCCCCATCCACGATACCCCTTCTGAAGAAGAACAATTCCTACAGAAAATTGAGTATCCCACTGCTACTTTGTTTAAAACCAAAGATGGTGTAAAAATTCCTAAACAGATGCGGTCAGAACTGCTGCGTATTATGGGTGAAGACGGTATTTTCCGTACTGGTATCCAGGAAGTTATGCGTAGTAATACACAGTGGAGATCTATGGAAAGTTTTGAACAACTCCGCCGTCAAGGTAAAGCTCCTGAGCTAGCAACGTGGCATAGTATTCACGAACGTCTTCGTGCTGCTCAAAGGTTCGCAGAGAACCAAGCTTATGCGCGTCTTGATCCTGGTCTTCAGCAGAAGTTTGCACAACTGCAAGTGGAAGAACAGTTGAAACAAGCTGCAAGTAGGCAAGGTGTTGTATTAGATTCCACCCTGTCAATTCGTAAGTAAACTTACACCTTAACTAATTATGTCGTGTACTGACGTACAAACAATTCAAGCGGGTAATGGGACTAAGACACAGTTCTCATTTGACTTCCCGTACATTTTCAAATCTGAGATCCACGTTTATTTCTGGAACGCTACAACTAAAGAATGGGACGAAAAGCTCACGACTGATGGTACCTATCCGTGGCAGGTAACCGATGCTAACCCTACTATTGTAGAGTTTACTAGCACTGCTCCGCCTTCAACTCCTGAGGCTGGGGTAGATAATGTTCGGATTCGTCGTCTAACCAAACTTGACGACATCCGGGCGTTGTTCAACCCTGGCTCTGCCATTCGTTCGGATGACTTGAACCGGAACTTTGAACAGCTTCGCTATGCTATTCAGGAAGCATTCTGCCAGGAAGTTCCTGAAGAGGTTGAAGAATACATCAACACCTATTATTGGAACAACTACACAGATACTGTAAAGTCCAGTGACACGTGGGATAGCAGCGACACTAAGATTGCTACAACCGCTGCATTGGATGCACGGTTCCAGGATGAAGCTAACGAGACCATTACTAGTTCAGAGTCTTGGGTAAGTGATGATGATCACGTTGCAACTACGGCTTCCATTGACGCTCGTTTCCAAGATGAACTAAATGAAACTATTACTAGTTCGGAGACTTGGCCTGACAATGACGATACTATTGCCACGACTGCTGCGATTGATAACCGTATTGATACTGCTATCACTAATGATATTGGTACCGATGGCACTGGTATCACCGTAACCGATGATGGTGACGGTACGATCACTCTTGGTCTTGCTAACATCGACCTGGATCGTATCAAGGCTGAGGACATCATTACTCAATCTGAGCAAGATGCTGACTATGATCTTGCTGGTGATGATGATTCTGTCTTCACTTCATCTGCTGCTATCCGTCGCTTCGAGAACTACGTTCAAAACTCTGCACCGTCTGGTACCGGTATTGGTACAGGTCGTGTGTGGGTTGACGTTGATAACGACCTGACTCTTTCTGTTTGGAATGGTTCGGCTTGGTCTGCTATCACCTCTGGTGGTACGTTTACCGAACAGCCTAACGTTGTTTATGTGGATGGAGCAGGTGGTGACGACGCTAACGACGGTCACCGTGTTAGCCGTCCTAAGCAGACTATCCGTGCTGCTATCAACCAAATCAACGCAGAGATTAACATTAGTGTCACTAATGGTGGCTCTGGTTACGTCGAAGGTACCTACAACACTGTTGCACTGACTGGTGGTGTTGGTACTGGTTTGACTGCTGACATCGTTGTCAACGCCTCTGGTGTTGTCACTACTGTTACTGTTAACAGCACCACGACCCTTGAGGATTACAACATCGGTGACATTCTGTCGGCTGATGCTGCTAACCTGGGTGGTAGCGGTTCTGGTCTTCAGATCACTGTTGGAGGTAACGGTGACGGACAGATTGTTGTAGTTGCTGCTGGTACTTACCAGGAAACTGCACCTCTGCAAATTAAACGCCGTAACGTTTCTGTTATCGGTCAAGCACTGCGTAGCTGTATTGTACATCCTACCTCTGCAACTGAACTCAACAACCTGTTTGAGTTGAACAGCGGTTCATACATTGCTAACCTGACGCTTACCGGTATGCAAGCTGGTACGGGTACTGGTAACACGCTTGACGCCGTTCTGCCTACTGATCAAGGTTGGAACTTTGCATTCTATAATAATGCATTTATTACCAAGTCTCCTTACATCCAGAATTGTACTAACTTCTCTGACTCGGAGATTGACAACGATGACCTGAGGTCTCACCGTCCCCGTGGTGGTCAAGCTGGTGACACTGACTCCGCTCCTACTGGCGGTGGTCTGCTGGTCAACGGTGCAACTCCTCACGCCGATAGTCCCCTGCGGTCTATGGTGGCTGACAGCTACACCCACGTGGCACTGAATGGTCCTGGTATCCTTGTTACTAACAACGGTTACACCCAGATCACTAGTAGCTACGCTTTCTTCAACACTTATCATATCAAGTGTCTGAATGGTGGTCAGGCTAACCTTGCTGCTTCTACCACTGACTTTGGTGATCGTTCTTTGGTTGCTGATGGTCGTTCTACTACCAACATCTTTACCGCTGACTGCGTAACCCAAGCTAACGTTAACGACACTACTATTCGTGTTAGCAACGGTGTGGCTGATGCTTCCTGGCATGGTACTTCTACCCGTCCAGCTAGCAACATGCTGCTGTCGGTGAACAGTGACGCAGAGATCTATCCTATTACTAACGTTGTTCCTCAAGATCAAACGACTTTTGACGCTGATCCTGCTGGTTACACTGGTGATTGGATTGTAACGATTAGTCGTCCTGATCCTACTAACCGTAGTAATAACCTTGGTTTCAGTGTTCAAGTCAATACTGGTACTAATAACGTTCAGTTCTGGCTCCGTTCCATGATCGCTTCTAGCGGTCACACGATGGAGTACGTGGGCTCTGGTACTAACTACACCGCACTGCCTGAGAACGGTGGTGTGCCTAATGAAGCACGTCAAATTACTGAATCTAACAACGGTAAAGTCTGGACTGCTATTACTGATCACAACGGTAAGTTCCGCATTGGCGGTAACCAAACCGATGACCCGATCTTTGAAGTAGACCAACAGCTTGGCTTTGTTACCATCCCTGAAGGTTCTATTGCCTTTAACTTGTTGTCGGATACGACTCCGCAACTTGGCGGTGACCTTGACGTAAACGGTAGCACGATTACTGGTCTTCCTACTACCCCTACTGCAAGCTCTGAAGCAACGTCCAAGGCGTATGTTGATGCTCAAGTAGCCGCAGCAACAAGTGATGTTGTCGATGATACGACGCCTCAACTTGGTGGTAACCTTGACGTTCAAGCACGGACTATTACTACGTCTACCACTGACGGTAACATCACCCTTGATCCTAACGGTACTGGCACTGTTGACGTAAGCACTAGCCGTATTACCAGTGTTACCGACCCTACCGGTGCACAGGATGCAGCAACTAAAAACTACGTTGACACTAACTTTGTAGACCAAACCTCTGCAACTGGTGCTGCTGCTCTGCCATCTGGTACTGAAGCACAGCGTCCGACTGGTTCCGCCGGTCATCTCCGGTTTAACACTGATACCGACAGTTTTGAAGGGTTTGACGGTACATCTTGGGGAAGCATTGGTGGCGGTGCATCCGCTGGTGGTGCTATCTACGAGGTGTCCCAAACTATTAGTTCCAACTACACGATTACGTCGGGCACCAACGGCCTCAGTGCAGGTCCGATCACGGTGGACGCTGGCGTCACTGTGACTATTCCTTCTGGTTCTACTTGGACGATTGTTTAATTATGAGTATTCAAATTAATGGAACCTCTGGAATCTCGGGTGTGGATGGCTCTGCCACCACGCCTGCACTTCAGGGGACAGATACAAACACCGGCATTTCGTTTGGCACGGATACGATCAACGTTGTCACGGGCGGCAGCACTCGCACCACGGTTGACAGCAGCGGACGGCTGTTGGTTGGAACGTCTAGCCAATTTGGCACAAGTTCGCGGAGTTCTTTTTACAGCTTTCTTCAAGTAGAAGGCAACACCAGTGGGTCCACTGGCGACGGCAGAATTACTCTGGGCACAGGAGCAACAACAGGTAGCAACACGGGACTGGGATCACTTTATTTTTGTGATACCGATGGCGGAGATCGTGCATTAATTAGGGGATACAGCACGTCTGCTGGTGGCAGCGAGAACTATCCCGGTTATTTAACTTTTTGGACGAACGACGGCAGCGCCAACCCGACGGAGCGGGTGAGGATTAAGAGCAACGGACAAACATTTTTCGGGACCACCAGCAGCATTAGAGGAACGAATAGGGAAAAAGTTGAAATAAGGGGCAGCAACGGAGAGGCGCTTTGTTTAAGCAGCAATGCAGGAACATACTCAGCCTTGATATTTCGCGATCAAGGTTCTGGCGGCACTCGTTATATCGGATACTGGGAAAACTCATCCGGTACAAATGTTGGCGCAATTACGCATAACGGCTCAAATACAACTTATTCCACGTCGTCTGATTACAGGCTTAAAGAAAATGTTGTTGACCTTGATGGCGCAATCACCAGAGTCAAACAACTTTCACCCAGACGGTTCAATTTTATTGCTAATCCAGAATTAACCGTCGACGGCTTCCTCGCTCATGAAGCACAGGCAGTCGTCCCAGAGGCTGTTGTAGGCACACAGGATGAAGTAGAGGTTTGGAAAGAAGGCGAAGAATTGCCAAGCGGTGTTTCCGTTGGCGATAACAAGCTGGACGAAGACGGCAACACGATTCCTAAGTATCAGGGCATCGACCAATCCAAACTGGTGCCCTTGCTGACTGCTGCATTGCAGGAGGCTATCTCCAAAATTGAAGCCTTAGAAACCCGCGTCGCCCAACTCGAAGGAGGCACTAACTAATGACACTTAAACTAAACGGATCCACTAACGGCTCCGTATCTATCGACGCTCCTGCTGACACTAGTCCGTCTGGAACTGACGTTACCCTGACCCTGCCGACTAGCGCGGGGTCTAGCGGTCAATACCTGCAGACGAATGGTAGTGGCACGTTGAGTTGGCAGACGGTCACAAGTGGCATGACTGCTGATGGTCCAGCATTTTATGCTAGCCGATCCGCTAATTACGACATTAGTCACAACACAGAAGCGGTTATACAATTTAATCAAGAAGAATTTGATACAGACAATTGTTATAACACGTCAACCTACCGGTTTACACCAACTGTTGCAGGGTATTATTTCCTTGCGGCGGTAGGAACAGTAGCAAATACAGCCGGTGATTACCTTGAAACCGGAATTAACATCCGCAAAAATGGGTCGACTGTGTTAGCTAATTTAGACGGAAGACTAGGTTATGGCGGTTATAGCGGTATAAACTGTTCAGGTATTCTCTACGCTAATGGCAGTACGGATTATTTTGACGCAACTTATTATTATTTTGACAGTGATTCTGAAACTCTCAATTTCCGAGCTGGGATGCGGAGCGGATTTTGGGGTGCTTTAATTAGGGAGGCTTAATAATGTTATCATTATCACAAAAAATTGAAAGTATCTATCCACAGCTTAAAACTAGAGCTGATTGGGAAGGTATTGTTTTAGAAAATTCAGGTTCTGGTGATTACATTAAAACTTGGGACCATTCGACTCTTACCCAACCTACCGAAGCTGAGCTTGATGCAGTTGACGAGTCAGCATACCTTGCTCGCAAAGCTCGTGCAAAAGCTGAACGCAACCGCGCCGCTGCCTACGCCGCAGAATCTGACCCTCTCTTCTTCAAAGCACAACGTGGTGAAGCTACCACCGACGAATGGACCGCAAAGGTCGCTGAAATCAAAGCACGTTTCCCGTATCCCGCTGAAGGAGGTGCCAGCTGATGTCTACGATCAAGGTTACCAATCTGCGCCACGAAAGCGCAACGTCTAACAACATCGCGCTGGACAGCTCCAATAACGTTACCACTGCCAATAACTTTACGGCTGGTGGAACGATTGGTTGCACGGGCGATCTGACTGTCACCAGCGGCAATGTTGTCCTGAGCAGCGGCAACGGTATTGATTTCTCAGCAGCAGGCAACGCTTCTGGAATGACCAGCGAGTTGCTGGATGATTATGAAGAGGGAACATTTACCCCCGGAATCCAGGGCACCACAACTGGTGGTACGGCTACTTATGCCAGTGCCGTTGGCACTTATACAAAGGTAGGAAGGCTAGTAACTATTCAAGCTTTTCTACAATGGAGTAGCGGCACCGGATCTGGTGCAATGCAGATAACCGGATTGCCTTTTGCCGCAGCTTCAGGCAACCGATTTTATGCAATTTCGGTTTCTGATTCAACTATTACTACTAGTGCCAATCATATACTTGTAGGAAGAACTGAAAACAGTAAAACCACTATTATTTTAAAAGAAGAGCCAACTGGTGGCGGTTCACAGAAAAACGGTACATATGATTCAGCGGCTCAGGTTATCATTAGTTGTTCCTATCACGTTTAAAATCGCAAGCCCGCAACGGCTAAAAACTACGCCTAAACCCGTTTCATCTGGAGGATGACCCTAATGGCTTTTACTGAACGCCACGAACACAAAATTGAAATTATTCCCCCGTACAACATCCTGCAATGCCGCCGTGCGGACATTGTTGAAAAGGATGGTGTTGAAGTGGGACGCACTTATCACCGCCACTGCAAAACACCTGGCGAAGATATGACCGGCGAGTGCGCCGAAATGCAGGCAGTTGCCACGGCGCTTTGGACCGATGAGGTCGTTGCTGCTTATCAGGCAATGCTTGAGGCGCAGGAAAATAGCAACCCGTAAACCCTTACTTCTTTAGAACAATGATTGCACTTATCCGTCCCGTTCTTATGTCGTTCCTTAACAGCGACAAAGTGAAGCGATTGATTGTTGACCTGCTCCGCAAACTGGCTGAGCAATCTGATAACACTGTTGATGACCAAGCCGTTGATTTTATCGAGCGTGGTCTTTTCGGTGATAAGTAATGGACTTGGGAGCACCGCCGGTACTGCCGGTTCTACGGCTCCCTGAGGCGCCTTTACTACCCCGTCCGGTACTGGAGGTACCACGAGCCACTTTACCCACCTACAAACCGCTTGTAGTGCCTCCTAACGACCTTCGACCGCCTCCGGGCGTGAAGGGTACGACACAATCGGACAAAAAGAAGGCGGAGAAGCCTAAACCAGTGACTCCTCCACCCCCTAAACCACCCCCAATACCTTCACAAGTTCGTTACGTTGACGTACCGGGTACAGATTTTACTGTTCCACTACCGAGTAACGAAATCTTAGCTACGGCTACAACGACAGCTACTGTCTCAGTTGCAGCCACCCTTACAGCTACTGCAGTCTTTAAACGGACAGTTAGCGTCTTGAAACCAATTATCAAGAAACTGCTAACCAAGAAAAAGAAAAATGCACAAAACGAAGAGCTTCCTGAATGAGTTCTTTAGCGAAATCGTTAAAGCACTTGTGCTCGTGTGGAGTGCTGGTGTACTAACAGCTTCCTACATGGGAATGCTGCAAAAGATGGATCCCACGTTCGTTGCTTCGCTGCTGTCTGGCACGTTAGCATCGTATGGGATCAGTCGAATGGACACCAAGAAAACTTCGGAGCCACCTAAATGAAGAAACTACTTCTACTGCTGTTGTTGGCTTCTCCTGCAGCAGCTCAAACTGTTACCCCACAGTTTACCCAGGGGTCAATGCAATCCACTACAACCACCACACAAACCATCACTGAGACCATTGCAACTGAGGTTTATGGTGGTGCATACTCATCATGGTCTGGAACAAACGTAACCCCAAGTGGGGACATCACCGATTCCGCAACTACTTGGTCGGTGACCACAGCTGGCGAACAGTTTCAACTGGAGACTGTGACACGAGCAGCGGGAATCATCGAAACAATCGACATCACCCGCGACATCGAAACTACCTCTACTACTACCTCGCTTTCTGTCTTCTCGCAGTAACTCCGGTTAAAGCAGAAGAACCAACAGTTAGTAACAATGCATCGCCTATTGCGGCTGCTACAGGTAACGTAACAAATCAAGCTGTACAATTCCAGAATAACGGTGCCCCTAGTAGACAGCAGTTTACTGGGGGTAATTCTTGTAACGGTACAACGATGACGTTCTCCCCGTTTTACATGGGGAACGATACGTTGCCTCAAGGCTACACCCGTAATAATAACTACGGTGCACAGCTTAACTTCTCCGTTCCTTTGGATGGTGGGATGATTGAGCAATGTAAAGCTATCGCTAGACGACACGAGGAAAAGCTACGGCTGGACTATGAGCTTGTGAGAGCTTTGAAATGTACTGAGATCATGAAGGCTGGATTTACTTTCCGTCCTGGATCTCGGGTAGAGGTATTGTGTCACGACATTGTACCTATTGTGTCTTTGACAAATGAAGAAAAAGGCTACTGAGGACCAGTTTAACGAGCTTCACAATCTCGTAACTACTGAGTTCCTCAATCGTATCAAATCCGGTGAAGCCTCTACGCAGGATCTTAAAGCTGCGTGTGACTGGCTCGCCAAAAACGACATTAGTGGTGTTGCCCTTGAGGGTAACCAACTAGACAAACTGGCAAGTGTCTTGCCTACTATTGATCCAGAACTAGTACAGCGGAGATTGTATGGCCCGAAAGTCTAAGTACAGCGGTCCTAAGTACGCTAACGGTAACTACAAATCATACCAAAAGAAGTATGATAGTAGTTCTTTGCAAATACGAAAACGTACCGAACTCAACAAAGAGAACCGAAAACGCGGCACCTATGGCAATGGAGATGGTAAAGATGTATCCCACAAAAAGGATGGATCTACAATTCTTGAAATTGCATCTAAAAATAGAGCCCGTAAAGGCAAGAAAGCATGACCCCGCTGCTCCCCAGTCCTGATCACTACCTGCAAAATCTAATAACCATGACTAGCCCTGAAGCGAAACGGCTATGGCGACGTGCCATTAAGGAACACTTCAACTGTCAATGTGTCTATTGTGGAGAAACTTATGAATTACACGAACTTACTCTTGATCATGTTGTACCTCGTTTTTATGGAGGACAGACGATCACGCGAAATTTGGTTCCATCCTGCAGGAAATGTAATCAGAACAAAGGAACGAATAACTGGCTCACTTGGATGAGGCAGACTTTTGGCACTACGCCTAGAGAACAACTTATTTTATCGCACATCAAATGAACGACTATGAGATTGGTTTAGAAGATAGAAAAACAGGTAAACGTTGGGCTGGTGAAAACTACGGCTGGCAATCTCAAGAAAGTTTTGATAAACTTTATGTTCAAGGTAAGTTAAATCCAGCCCAACAACAAATTGATCGGTTAGTTTCACCTATAACTAAACCGCTTGTTCAAGCTGCTACAGATTTTTATCAGAATGATCCGATAATTGGTCCGACATTGCGTTCGATAGGTGGTGGCATTTCATTAGCTTTTCAATCTGCGCCTCAACCTGTTCAACAAAAAATTACTGAAGTTGCACAATTACCACAAACAGCTGCAGAAAATATTGCCGCTGCAACTGGCTTACCTGTTTCTTTAACTGATCCTTTTCTGATAACTGACGTAGCTACTGGTGGTGCATCAGCATTAGCTAGCAAAGGTTTACGCCAAACTGTTAAAACAGCTGTTAAAGGTTTAGCTGATGATGTAATAACACCTCCTACGGGTTTGGCCCCCGCTGTGGCTGGTGCTGCACTTACGCCTCCTATATCTAAACCTAGGATTCAAGGTGGCAGCGTGTTTATGTCTACTACTTCACCTGAATGGACTTCACCTAAAGCAGGTCTTGGTTCAGCAGAGTCACCTCAATTTAAACCTGCTGTTGAAACGTTTGAACGTAGGCGTGCTATTTATGAAGAAGTTAAAGCTGACCTTAAAGCAGCTTATGCATCTGGTGAAGTAAACGCTGAACGTTTGAAAAAAGCGTTGGCAAAAATTGGCAAACACGAAAAAGGTGTTATGTCAACTTTCCCTTATGATGAAGCTAACCCTGAAGCATATCTAACTGATTTACGGGTGTCTCAAGCCTATCGGCAAGAACGTGCAGGTCAAAGAGGTGTTCTTAGTAAATTAGAAGAAGAGTTTGGTAGAGTTGATCCTTATGATGTCACTAAACCTGCTCAACAGCATCACGTTTTGGCTAAAGCTGAAACTAAACCTTTTGTCGATACACTGTTAAAGCTAATTGACACGGGTGTAGGCAATAAAGATGATTTGGTAAACTTCTTTGTTTGGCCAGAAAAATACGAACTTTATCCGGGTAATGTTATTAAAAACCTGCTTGACATGGGTGAAATTACGCACACCGTTGCTCAAAAAGACCCCATGGCTTTGCATAAAATTTTAGACATGGCTGGATTGGAGTTTGGTGGTCGTACTAAAGCTAGAATTATCAAAGATTACGGTCTAGATAAAGTCACTAATGTTGACGAATTGATGCAAGCTTACGACAGGTATTTGCAAGAGATTGCAGTACCTAGCCGGGACATTGCTTACAAAGTACAAGATTGGTGGTACAACAAAACTATTAACACTTTAAAGGGTCAAGAACTTATAGATTTTAAACAGCGATATGCTGCACTACAAGACCCGCGTAAACCTAGGTAATTTATGAACACATTAGACCTGCTTAAAGAAGATTTCAAACTATTTTTGCAGGCTTTGTGGGCTCAACTAGATCTACCATCCCCTACCCGTGCTCAGTACGCTATTGCGGACTACCTACAGTACGGACCGAAACGTCTACAGATTCAGGCGTTTCGAGGGGTTGGTAAATCTTGGATTACTGGCGCTTTTGTGCTTTGGACTCTGTTCAAAGACAACGAAAAAAAGATCATGATTATCTCCGCCTCTAAGGAGAGAGCTGATAACATGTCTATCTTTCTTCAGAAGCTGATTATCGAGACTCCCTGGCTGAATCATATGCAACCCGCTGATGATTCGGCTCGGTGGTCTCGTATTTCTTTTGACATTAAGTGCCCACCCCACCAAGCCCCCTCCGTTAAGTCCGTTGGTATCACCGGTCAGCTCACGGGTAGCCGTGCAGATTTGATGATCCTGGACGACATTGAGGTTCCCGGAAACAGCATGACTGAGCTGATGAGGGAGAAACTTTTACAACTCTGTACTGAGGCAGAATCTATCCTTACACCAAAAGAGGATAGTAGGATTATGTACCTTGGTACGCCACAAACAGTTTTTACTATCTATCGTAAACTTGCAGAACGTAACTACCGCCCCTTTGTATGGCCTGCTCGTGTACCTCGTAAGCTATCCAGCTACGAAGGACTCATCGCTCCCCAGCTCCAGGAAGACATCGACCAAGGTGCCGATCCGTGGAGCGTAACTGACCCGGATAGATTTGACCATGAAGACCTTATCGAACGTGAAGCGTCTATGGGACGCAGCAACTTCATGTTGCAGTTCATGCTTGACACAAGCCTCAGTGATGCTGAAAAGTTCCCACTCAAGATGGCTGATCTTGTCGTCACCAGTGTTAATCCTAAGTCCGCTCCTGATAGCGTCATCTGGTGCTCAGATCCTAAAAATGTCATCAAAGACCTCCCAACGGTTGGGCTACCTGGAGACTATTTCTACACTCCAATGCAGCTCCAGGGAGACTGGGGGGATTACTCCGAAACAATCTGCTCAGTTGACCCGTCGGGTCGTGGCTCAGATGAGACGGCAGCAGCTTTTATCTCCCAACGAAACGGTTACCTGTACTTGCATGAAGTGTCGGCTTACCGAGACGGATACTCAGACAATACGCTTCTGGACATTCTAAGACGGTGTAAAAAGTACGGTGTTACGAAGTTGGTCATTGAGACGAACTTTGGTGACGGTATTGTCGCTGAGCTGTTTAAGAAGCATCTCCAACAAACTAAACAAGGTATAGACGTAGAAGAGGTACGTGCCAATGTCCGTAAAGAAGACCGTATTATTGATGCCCTTGAGCCTGTCCTTAATCAACACCGCCTTATTGTTGATCGCTCTGTCATCGAATGGGACTTTAAATCAAATCCCGACGAAGCTCCAGAAAAGCGTCTCCTCTATATGCTCTTCTATCAAATGAGCCGGATGTGTCGTGAGCGTGGTGCTGTACGACACGATGACAGATTAGACGCACTAGCCCAAGGTGTTAAATACTTTACAGATGCTATGGGTATCTCTGCCCAAGAGGTCATCAAAGAACGTAAAAGAGAGCAATGGAATGACATGCTAGAGGCGTTCCTAGACGACCCAGAAGCAGAGACAAACCACATCGTTTTAGGTATGTCTTTAGACCAAAAAAGACAAGCTAGAGGTGGTGGTAAGAACTCAGTCCCCACCTGGATTTAGTTTAACCCCACATGTATAAGGGGGAAGGGAAGGGTGGACCCAACCCCCGACGGGAGGGATTCGAGACAAGCTCTCATCCCTCCTCTTTACTACAGTATAATAGACACTGTATTCTTCATCCCCCATCCAAACCTTTGAATATTAGGCACTGTATCCTACTGTATGCATAACGTAGAACTAGTTCATGTTACACCCGACGCTGAATCCTTGATAGCGTACATGGCTAGGGTATCTAACCCATCCAACCAAAACAATACGGAGACCTCTCCACGGCTCATTAGGTATCTAATCAAGCACAAGCATTGGTCACCGTTTGAAATGGTAAATATGTGCGTTTCTATAGAGACCACTAGGAGTATTGCCGCACAGATACTGCGTCACCGCTCCTTTTCCTTCCAAGAGTTCTCTCAACGGTACGCTGAAGCTTCCCAACTGGGCTCACCGGTCACTCCAGAGCTTCGTTTACAAGATACTAAGAACCGTCAGAACAGTATTGAGGTAGAAGAAGAAGATCTATTCCTAAAAGACCGTATTAGGTACCTCTATAAGCACGCTGAACAGGTTTATGAGGCACTTCTAGAGGCTGGAGTGGCTAAAGAGTGCGCTAGAGACGTTCTACCGCTCTCAACGCCCACTAAACTCTATATGAACGGCACTTTACGCTCTTGGTTGCACTATTGTGACCTTAGATGCGCTAATGGTACCCAAAAAGAGCACAAACTGATCGCAGATGGCGTTAAACAGCTCATCGCAGAGCAGTTTCCCCAAGTTTATGTCGCTATGTGGTCCGATGCTTAAGTTTTTAGTCATTATTATGCTGACTTTTACATTTATAGAGGCAGCACACCTGAATTATCACGTCCAACAGGACGTTCAACGGCGCTCCACCGTAGAATTTTAACAGAAATTTCTGAAGCCTTATATCATATAAGCAACGCTAATCAATCCCCCATAGGGGGTATCAAAATATTTTATCCCGCTCACTTCGTTCGCTCCTTTATACCGTGTTCGCGCTGTGTTATACTGCGCCGACATGATTGCCAGGGGAGCGAGCGAAGCGAGCGGCACTAAGTATAACGGTACGAATACGTATCAATATCAAACATTGATAACGATATGTAAAAGTCAAAACATCTGTCTGCGGTTGAACGCCAGTCAAACAACTGTCCACCAATCCAACCAAACGGTGCGACGCTGTGCCATACTATATGCATCAACGACAGAGACAGACATGCGCAAGATTGAACGCCAGATGTGCGATGCTATTCGCGACAGCAAAGATTGGAAACTCGACAACACTGAGGTTATCAACTTTTACAATGATGATAAGCAACTCGTTGTAACTAGTGTATACCTGCACGGCAACCTGATTGCAGAACTTACTGACACTGACGTTACTATCTTTGATGGTGGCTGGCAGTCTAACACCACCAAGTCACGATTGAACGCCATTTGTTCTACGTTCTGTGTTGACGGTGAGGGTGTGTTTCAACACAAGTTTGAGTGGTTCATTCATAAGTTTGTGGGACAAGCTGGTACATCTAAGGTGTACAATACTATCCCATTTGTTAGTGGTTACACCTTCGCTTAACTAACACTAACTAACACATTCACGCTAACACTCACTCATGACTCCTAAGATTAAACTCAACGACGTTACCTTTGTTCTAGGCGACAAGCCTATGTCTCACCTGTTGTGGTGTAACAAGGTGCCCAAGGGTAAGCGTAACAAACCTGCCAAGATTAACGGTGTTCAGCATAGTGAAATCAGCAACGCGGTAGAACACACGTACTATCAGCCAGTTAACTAGGTGTCCACTACCGCTTGACTTTTGCCCGATTCTGTGCCATACTAAAAGCATGATCAACGAAACCAACATGACTGCCACTCTCCAAGCCGACGGAACTTATTTCATTCAGAACGCCGACGGTTTCACCGTTATGCGTAACGCTACCGATGCTTACCTGGATTGGATGTTCGAGCGTCAGCTGGTTGAGTGGGAAGCCGAGATGAACGAAGAGCCAATCTACTAAGTGTCCACCATCGCTTGCAATCCGCTCCAATCCGTGCCATACTACGTACATGCCTGAGACATCCACCATCACTCGCTCCCATCTCATCACTGCACTGCAGCACGAGTATGCTTTCTTGTGTCACGACGATTTCGATCCTGACGTTGACATGTCTGAGTCTGAGCATCTAGACTATCTCAACTCGCTCACTCTTGAGCAACTCATTATTGAGACAACTACCGACGACGAGTATACTCTCGACGACTTCATGCGTAACTGGCTTTGACTCTTACACTGAGGCTAACTTGTTAGCTTCTCTGTAGCACTCAAGCTACTCACTAACACATTCACAATTCGCTTCATGTTCTTCAACATCTTCCGCACTTCTGACGCTATCGACAACATCTCCGTTTCGCCTATTCTTGGCGTTGTGCTTGTTGAGTATAGCAACGGTTTGTCCTATGAGTACACCAACGTTAGCCGTCGTGCTATCGTTAACCTGATGTGCAATCCTAACATGTCGCTTGGCTTCTGGGTTAACGACAATTGCAAAGTGCACAGCCGCGTTAAGTATCAAGCACTCGCTTACTGATAGTTACACTGAGAGCATACGTGCTCTCTCTGTAGCTTTCACAGCTACGCTCACTAACACTTAACACATTCACAACATGTTCTTCCAAGCTGACAATCTGCAATCTTCCGCTATCCGTAGCCTGAAGCTCAATCCTGCAACTAGCCAGGCACTCGTTGAGTATGTCACCAGCGCTAAGTCTTTCCTCTATGAGAACGTGAGCGCTGATGCTATTGCTGACTTCTTCTTCGGTGAGATTGAGTCTGCTGGTAAGTTTGTCAATGCATATTGCAAAGGCAATCAGTACACCATCGTCGGCTGACGATTATACTAAAGCCTTCGGGCTTTTCTATAGTCCTCTGTGACTATGTGTTCTTTACCACATTCACAAATGCTTTTCTACACCCACGAACTCACCGACGCTCTCTCTGAGCGCTTCGACGATGTATCCGAGATCAACGATGTTGCACGCTACGGTTGTAGCGGCGGTGTGTCTGGTTTCATCTACCACACCGAATGCGCTGAGTTCTTTGATGCTCACGAAGACAGTGTTGAGGATGTTTGCTATGACATGCTCGGCAAAGACTGGATGGCTACGCTAACCAAGCAAGCAGACATTGCATCCATTCTTGAGCTCAAGACTCAAGCAGTTTGGTTTGTCGTTGAGGCTTACTGTCAGGCTGTTATGCAAGAGATTGAGGAGGCAGTTCCCGCCTAGTTAGCTATACTTAGCGGCTCAACATCGAGTCGCTACCTAACCCAAACACATTCACAACACACACTCCAAGGACGCAGCAATGCTAGTCTACATTGTCACCCAACGCTATCCGTACTCCGAGTCTGACATTGTGTCAGTGTATCAAAACATTGATGCAGTAATGCACAAGATGGAGATTGTCCGCCTTCACGGTATGGATGAACTCGAAGAGATTAAGATCGAGTGCGCGGAAGTTATCAGTGAAGATACTGCACTTGAGCGCCTCAACAATGTTCGTAAGTACAAGCAAGTCTCCGAATGATTAGTAACACCTGCTACGAGTTGATCAACACATCAACAGATCTAATCAACTATTGGCAGCCGCGTCTAACCAACAAAGCGTTGCTACAATACGTTGATCCCGTGCATGAGTACAAAGAGAATCATCTCGACTTGTACCGTTACATTGCGTGGGCTGAAACTTACGACCAATCCGAAGAAAACTACTAATGCCTGAAACCAACATCATCCTCGCCGTTGTAGGCGTTGTCGGACTTCTGTCCACTCTTGCTGTATACTCACGCGCAAACAATGCTAGCCTCTCCTATGAAAAGCGACTTGTACGACAGCGAAACGTTAACCGTGTGGCACACGAGGATGAGTGATTGTCTTCGTGCAATGGATGCACCTTGGCAGTCTACAATCAACCGAACAAACTACGGCTACGCTACGTGGCTAAGAATTTACTTACAATACGTTGAGGTTCTCAATGACTGATTGCGATGCTAAGATGCTTGTGTTCGTGCATGAGTTAATGCGCGACGAGTTAGTTACTCTACTTCGCAAACGTGGTAGAGCGTGTGATGCTGACTACCTCAAACTTCTTAACCTTTCCAACAAAGCACTTGAACTCCTCAATGACTAGAACTCGTGAGTGGCTGCTATACAATGCAGTCGAAGCTTGGCTACATCACTATAGCGAGCCACCCTCAGAAACCGTCTCTCAGTATAAACAACTGCGTGACGAGCTTCATGACACATTCATCGCGTCTATACAACCCAAGGACGCAGACACTCCCAAACCACGTACAACTCGCAAGCGTACCAATGCAAACAAGCCAGCCAAAACTTTATAACGTCACGCTACGTTCAGGCACTATCTCATTGCTAGCGCCCGATTCTGAGTCAGCCGCATGGATGGCTCTAGAATTGTCCCATGAGCGTAACGATGAACTTGTAGATGTGAGGCTGGCTGATGAGTGGTAAACCCTACTATCCGAACAACTGGGAGGCATACAAAGACGCTCCCGATGAGGCTTTCATCCCGCACACCTTCGAAGAGTTGATGTCTTGGAAGGTCGCGGGTTGGGAGCTTCCTTCTTCTGTGTGCTGCATCATACGCGCTGAGACGAAAGGCAAAGTCAAAGAGTACGTGTACCAGAAGCAGTATGCAGCAGAGAATAAAGTCAAAAGTCTAATGGCAGAGGGTGCAGAGTTCACCGTCTGTACTGACGAAGCTATCCATTTTGTATCACCCGATTCCACCGATGTCATTGATTTCGATTGAACAGTATCACGAACTGGCTGAGGATTACCCTGAGCTAGCACAACTTATCCACATTCACGACGACACCAAGGACGCAGCGGAGGACTTTATTGGCTACACCAGCGGAGATTGACGAACAGATTAAGCTCGAACGCGATGCTATCTCGCAGGGGCTAACTAAGCTCCACAAGAATACACGCGAGCTTGAGGCTAAGTCCTATGCATCCGCTACAGTGTACGGTGCAGCATCTATTGACACACTGTTACCGCTTGTTGTCGAACAGATTGAGGCGACAAAGCTACGTCTAACCAAAGGTCAAGCGGGTGCAGCGTTCAAAGAGATACACCAATACCTAGCAGATGTTGAGCCTTTAGCTGCTGCTGCTATCGCTGTTAAACTAACCTTTGATAAGGTCTTCTCATACAAAGATAAGAGCAATCAGGTTACAAACGTATGCGATGCGATTGGTCTTGGTATTGAGCAAGAGTGTCAGATGCGTCACTACGAAAAGAACGCACCTGGCTTACTCAAAGTCCTCAAAGATAACTACTGGCACAAGTCCATTGGTACTCAGCAGAAGCTAGTAGTCATTCGTACTTTAATGAACCGCTATGATGTCAAACAGTGGGATGCGTGGGGTAGATCTAATCGCATCAAACTTGGAGGCTGGCTACTTGATTGCATCATGCAAAGTAGCGGGTGGTTCGAAAAGGACATGCAGCAAGAGGGACGCAAACGTGTACAGTATGTTGTACCTACTCCAGCGTTCATTGAGATCAAGGACGCAGTGATGCGTGACGCTGAGCTATTCAGCCCGCTTGCGTGGCCGATGCTCATCGAACCTAACGACTGGTCACACGATCGTTGTGGTGGCTATCTCCTCAACGAGGTCATGCGTGGTCACGATATGGTCCGTCGCGGTAACCCCACATGTATACAGGGGGAGAAACCACTGGAGTTCTTGAATAAGATCCAGAAGGTCTCCTACTGTTTAAACCCTTTTATTGTAGGGGTAGCTGAGAAGTTAGATGAGTTGGAAAGACCAGTAGGTAAGTTCCTTCCTATCGTTCACTACCCTCTTCCTCCTAAACCAGTAGACATTGCGGAGAACGAAGAAGCTAGAAAGTCTTATAGACGACAAGCTGCTGAAGTTCGTAATAAGCAAGCGAATGAGTTTAGGAAGTCATGTCGTACTCGAATGACGATGGAAGCAGTAGCAAGGTTTAAGGATAGAGAGAAGTTCTACATTCCGTGGTCGTTTGACTATCGGGGTCGTGCTTACCCTATCCCTGCGTTTCTTACTCCACAAGATACAGACTTTGGAAAAAGTTTGTTGAGGAGTTATGAACAATCTTACATGACTCCTGAGGCTGAAGACTGGTTAGCTTTTCAAGTAGCTACAACGTATGGTCTTGACAAAGCTCCTATGCAGGAGCGATTGCAATGGGTACAAGACAACATCACATTCATCAAGCGCGTTGCTACAGATCCCATTGGTTATCTTTCTGAATGGGAAGAAGCTGATGAGCCTTGGCAGTTTCTCGCAGCTTGTGAGGAGTACTACCATTGTGTTGTCGTTTGTGACCGCAGTCACACTGGCTTGTTTGTAGCAACAGACGCTACATGTAGTGGTCTACAAATCCTCGCAGGATTGGCACGTGACAGATCTACTGCACAACTTGTAAACGTCCTGCCTGGTAACAAACCACAGGATGCATACAAGGTCGTTGCTGAACAAGCTAAGCCACACAGTCCTAAGTCTATTCGTCCTTACATGGATCGAAAAACGGTCAAGCGTGTAGTGATGACCGTTCCCTATAATGCCAAACCTTTCTCCAACCGTGGGTACATCAAGGACGCACTGAAGGAAAAGGGTGTTGAGATTGACAAGGACGATCTAACCAAGACTGTTAAAGCAGTCAGAGATGCTATGGATGTCGTTGTCCCTGGTCCTATGGCTGTTATGACATGGATTGAGGATGAGGTATCCAAGGCTATTGATCGTGGTGAGACGAAGCTCACGTGGGTAACACCATCTGGCTTTGTCGTTAACCAACGGCTGATGAAGAAGCAGACGGTGCAAGTTGAGCTACAGTTGATGGGTCGTTGTAAACTTACAGTTGCAACAGAAGACTCCAACAAGGTAGACAAACAGCACCACAAGAACGCAACAGCGCCCAATCTGATTCACAGTTTAGATGCAAGCTTGCTCCACCTATCTGCACTACGCTTCGACGCTCCGATTTCCCTCATACACGACTCGGTTTTATGTCGTGCTACTGACATGTCTGTTTTATCAGCCATTGTTCGTGAGACATACATGCACCTCTTTGCGGAGCATGACTACCTGAGAGACTTTGCGCAACAGATAGGCGCAGAGACTGAACCACCGATCATTGGAGATCTGGAACCAGAATCCGTGATTGAATCCACTTACTTCTTTTGTTAATGACCCGCACCATCCACAAAACTGAACAGCCTGTTGTCCTTGAAGGTTACCAAGCTGTACTGAAGCCGAGCAAGTTCGGCTATTCTTTGTCTGCCCTGGTCGATGCTGAACTGGTTGAGAAACTGGAAGAGGATCGCACTGAGTCCCTCAAGTGGGCAGAGACCAAACTGAAGAACCCCAAGCGTTCTACTCTCAAGCCTGAGCCTTGGGAAGAAGTTGCTGAGGGTCAATACAAGATCAAGTTCTCCTGGAATGAAGAAAGCAAGCCTCCGGTTGTTGACACTGAGGGCACTCACATCACCGATGAGTCTATTCCTATGTACTCTGGCAGTCGTGTGAAACTCGCCTTCTACCAGAAGCCCTACATCCTGCGTGATGGTGTCACCTACGGCACGTCTCTCAAGCTTGTGGGCGTGCAACTTGTGGCACTGAATAACTCTGCTGCTGTTGACACTGGCGACATGGCTGCTGAGGATGTGGCTGCACTGTTCGGCACTACTGCTGGATTCAAAGCCTCTGAACCTAACGTTACCACCACCGATTCCACCATCGACGACGACTTCTGATGATTACCTTTGATTGCACTAAAAACGAAGAGCTCGGACTGTACGAAGGCACCCTGTGTGTCCGACTTCCTGAGATCAGTGTCACCCGCTACAAGGCGGATCGCAACGACTTCAAGTATGAGATGCGTCGTGCGGTATCGGAGATCGTTGAAGAGATCATCGAAAAACAACTTGACGACTGATGTATAGATCAGGCTTGGAGGGCAAGGTCGCAGACCTGCTCTCTGGCTTGAAAGTCCCTTACGAATACGAATCAACTAAACTCGCATACGTTCTCGAATGCAACTACATCCCAGACTTTCTTTTGAAAAATGGTGTCTATCTCGAAGTGAAAGGACGCCTGACGAGCGAGGATCGCCGCAAGATGAAAGCCGTGAAGAAGAGCAATCCAGAGTTAGATATTCGCTTCGTCTTTCAAGCACCATTTAACAAGATCTACAAAGGATCTAAAACTACATATGCCAAGTGGGCGGAGCGATCCGGTTTCCCTTGGTGTTCATATCAATCAATTCCTATTGACTGGCTCAAATGAGCGAGAGCGAATTTGT